CATATCTTCAAAAGATGCTCTTGAAGGTATCTCTGATAGCCATTTAAATAAACAACTATTAGAATAATCTGCAATATTATCTGCAATAGATTCTCTTAAAGCATCTTGTAAGTTGTCATAGGTTAATTCTTCATCTTCTGGATAATATTCCAGGAAACTTGAAACAAGATTTTTTATTGTTTCATATCTCCAGTCATTAGGTAATTCATCCATATGAAGACTTCTTATTAACTCTTGATATTTATTCTTTGATTCATCTTTAAGAAAGAAATATAAAGAATTGTCTTCTCTTCTTTCCTGGCTAAGACTTTGGTCCAGATCTTTTAATTGATCTCTCAATGTTTCTGTTTTAGTAATCATTTGATTAATTAGTTTCTGGGAATAGTACTAGATCTAGTACTGATTGAATTATTACTATAGGTCGGTCATCGATAAAATAAAAACATAAATATCTTAACACTTTGTAACAATAGACCTCATATACCCCCCATAGTTCCATTTTTTATGTCCAAATTGTCCATTATTGTGTCCAAAATTCCTAAAACCCTATCTATGACTAGTCTGTAGTGCTGTCTCTATGACAGTACTACTTATAAAAGACTGTAGTTATAGCTTAAATATCTGTAAAAAAGTTATATACATGGGGTAAATTTTAGATTTGTATATATGCGTAAACCCTTCAAATTTTTGTGATAAAAATCTTTTGTAAGACCCTATGTAGGACCACCCAGAAGGAAACTACAAGGGTCTTTTATAGGGACTAGTGTGAAGTGAAAGAACCTATGAATAAATTATAATGATAATGCTGATGAAGGTCAAATCTATAGACGGTTTATAGTCTGTCTATGGTTGGAACTTAACGACCCCCCCTATAGTCCCCCCCAAGTGTCTATCTACAAGTGCATGTTAATAAGAATTACTTATAAAGCCATCATCAGGGGTATTAGAATTACTTATTTGTCTAGGAGACATACCCATAGCTGTTTGAGTGATGGAATTGTTCATAAGGGAACCCCAGTTATCTAGGTGTACTCTTAGTAATTCTTCTTTACGAGATCTTATATTACGGTCTTCATCCTGGTTCATGTATTCAGTCCAGTAGGCTACTGCCCCTGATAGAGCGTCAAGGATGTCATCATGTACTAAAGAGCCTCTATGTCTTGTAATACGAGACATCTGATAGAAGAGTTGAAGTTTTAATTTTCTTTCTGGTGCTTCGTTGGGGTTAGATCTATAGTCTTTTTCTACTACCTTACGGTCTATTATGAGCCTATGAGAGTTCATTACAGGTTCTAGGGTATCAA